TGGAGAGACAGACAATTTTCAAAAAACTTGAATGGCAATGAATACTGAAAATTCACTGCAATTCCTATGCGCATAGGGAGACTGTATAAAACAACTCTCTCTTTTCTATTGTGGCTAACACTCTTGTAACTTCAGTCGGTACTATTAATAATACTAGTGCGACTCCCCTTGCTCTTGGTACTGCTTATGATACCAAGTATGCAACTTATCTGAAACTGTTCTCTGGCGAGATGTTCAAGGCGTATGAAAGCGCCACTATCGCTAAGGGCACTGTGCAGAGCCGTACCCTGAAGAATGGTAAGGCAATGCAGTTCATCTTCACTGGCCGCATGGAGGCGGCTTACCACGAGCCTGGTACTCCGATCCTGGGCAGTGGTGATCCCCCGGTGGCAGAGAAGACCATCGTCTGTGATGACCTTCTGATCAGCTCTGCCTTCGTGTATGATCTGGATGAAACTCTGGCTCACTACTCCCTGCGTTCTGAGATCGCTAAGAAGATCGGTCATGCCCTTGCTGAGGCTTATGACAAGAAGATCTTCCGTCAGATCGCTAAGGCTGCTCGTGAAGCTCACCCCATCACTGCTGCTCCTGGTCCTGAGCCCGGCGGTAGTGTGATCAACATCGGTGCTGGTAATGAGTATAATGCTCAAGCATTGGTGGATGCCTTCTTTGAGGCTGCTTCTATTCTCGATGAGAAGAACTTGCCTAAGCAAGGTCGTACCGCTGTACTGTCCCCGCGTCAGTACTATGCTCTGATCTCTCAGGTTGATTCTAACATCCTGAACCGTGACTTTGGTAACAGCCAAGGTAACCTGACTTCTGGTGAAGGTCTTTATGAGATCGCTGGTATCTCCATCAAGCGTTCCAACAACCTGCCCTTCCTGGCTGGTTCTGTTGCTTCTGTGAATGGTGAGAATAACGATTACTCCGGTAACTTCACCAACCACTGTGGCCTTATCTACTATAAGGATGCTGCTGGTGTTGTGGAAGCTATGGCTCCCTCCGTGCAGACCACCTCTGGTGATGTGTCGGTGATGTATCAAGGTGACCTGATCGTGGGTCGTCTGGCCATGGGTTGTGGTACTCTGAATCCTGCTGCTGCTATTGAGCTGCAGAACCTCTGATAAAGGAGTTATCTAATTATGGCTAACCTTTCTGTTGCCGCTGGTAATGGCGGTGTGAGTGGTGCTACTACTGGTGTGTCTGGTGGTAACACTGCTCTGCGTAACTCCGTAGCTAAGACTCGTCAGGGCTTTGGTTCTGCTGTGTCTGCATCTACTGTTTATTCTGAAACCAAGAACCTGCGTTTTGCTTATGCTGGTGTGGAGTGTGATGCTCCTGCCCGTAGCCGTGCTTGATTTCTAACTATATGGGGAGTCCTTAGGGGCTCCCTTTTTTTATTCCTTTAATAACACTATTGTTATGCCGTTCACCAATAACGCTCAAGCTACACTGCAAGCTGTTAATGAAATTTTATCGTGTATTGGTCAGGCGCCTGTAACCACCATTGAGGCTCAGACCATCACTTATGAGGATGGAACAACTGTCGAGGCTGTAATCAACCCGGAAGTTGCAATTGCATACGAGACACTTCTGCAAGTCTCAAGGGAGGTACAAGCTGAAGGTTGGACATTCAACCGAGAGTTTGAGTACCCCATGGTACCAGACACTAATGGCCATCTTGCTATTACTAATGGTATGTTGCAGATTGACCTAAGTGATACGATAGATAATACCAATTACGATACCGTTATTCGTAATGGTCGTTTATATGACAAGGTTGGCCATACAGATGTGTGGGATACCACTAAAACATATTCAGTTGATGTATTGTGGTATCAAGATTTTCAAGATCTTCCACAAGTATTCCGCGACTACATCACAGCACGAGCTGCTACACGATGTGCTATTCGACTTGTAGCAGATGTAAATCTAACTCAATCCTTAGCATCTTTTGAGATCTGGCGTAGGGCTAACTGCCTTGAGTACGAATGCAACGAAGGTGATTACACTATGTTTGGATTCAAAAAAGGTGGTGGATTCTACAACAGCTATCAACCATTTAGGGCTCTTTCACGATGACAGCAGTATCTCAACGCATCCCTTTTTACACTGGTGGTGTATCACAACAAGCCGACGAAAAGATGGCTTTAGGTCAAGTAAAGGAGGCTTTGAATTGCTACCCTGATGTTACACTAGGGATGATTAAACGTCCTGGGGCTAAGTTCACTTCACTATTGAATGGACTCACAGCATCCACTGCTGATAATCAAGCGTGGTTCAGTATGTTCAGGGATAACGATGAGAAGTACATAGCTACTGTCTCAGCTAGTGGAGTCCCTAGGATTTGGGATCTACTGACAGGTAATGAAGCCACTGTTAACTACCCGGTTGGTAAACAAACAGCTATCAATTCTTATCTAACTGCTGTTGATTCTCGTAACATTAAGACACTTACTGTCAACGACTTCACCTATATCGTTAATAGTGAAAAGGTTGTAGCTGCTAAAGCGGCACCTTCCTTTACACCAAACTTACAAGCAACTATTGTTGTTAATTTGGTTGAGTACGATACAACTTATAGCGTAACTATTGGTGGTACTACATACTCATACACCTCTGGACCTGTGCCTGCGCAATCCAGTCCTGGTGCTGCCATCACACCAATTAAGCTTGCTGATGTTACCCAAGGTATTAGTGCAGCTATTACCGCTGGATATGCGACAAAGGAAGTTATTGATAACACCATTTACCTGACATTTAGTACTTCTACTACGATTGATGTTGCGGCTGGTGTTGATGGTAAGGCTCTTCGTTTTTTCCAAGATGCTGTAGAGACATTCTCCCGTCTCCCCGAACAAGGCAAGCATGATCAGATCGTCAAGATAACAAATACTAATGCAGACAAAGATGATTTCTACTTGAAATTTGTTGCAGAGAATGGGACTAGCGGTAAGGGTTACTGGCAAGAAACAATCTCCCCTTCTGTTAGCACTGGTATTGACGAACAGACAATGCCTATTGTTTTGATTCGTGATACAGTATCGCCCCTTACCTTTACTGCTACATTCTTAGATGGTTCTGTAACTGTTAACACCTTAGCTCTTCAATGGGAGCCACGGTTAGTTGGTGATGATGATTCTAACAGTCACCCAACATTTGTTAACAATACTATCCAAGATATATTCCTATTTCAAAATAGGTTTGGATTCCTGACAGAGGATAACGTATCTATGTCCCAAGCTGGGGACTACTATAATTTTTATCATAAATCTGCTACAACTTTAGGTATTGCTGATCCCATTGATTTAAGTTGTGCTAGTATTAAACCAGCAACTCTTCGATCAGTCACTCCCATCACTCAAGGTTTGCTTCTATTTAGTGATAGTCAGCAGTTCCTTATGGAGTCCGAAAATGGTCCATGGACTGCTACTGATGTAACAATTAGAACTATTTCTAACTATGAGTGCGATAGGTACCTAAAGCCAATTGACTTAGGATCTACTGTACTTTATGCAAGTAAAAACCAAAGTTGGACACGAGCATTTGAAATCTTCACACGAGGGCAACGGGAAAGGCCCTCGGTAAATGAATCCAGTAAGCTTGTACCTGAATGGATTCCGAAGACTATTAACCATACAGCAGGTAGTGCTCAGAATGGTCTTTGGATTGCTTCTGATAACACCTCCAGGTATGCCTACCTATTTAGATTTTTTGAGCAGGGAGATGAACGAGTATTATCTTCTTGGTTTAAATGGTTACTTCCTGCTAATGTTATCCATACAGATATCCAAAATGATATTCTATATGTACTTAGTAGTGATACTGTTGGATACATTATCAGTCAACATAACCTAGTACTATCACCTACTACTGGTGGTCTTGTTAATGGCCTAGGGAATGCTGTAGATCCTCACCTTGATTTCTGGTGTGAAGTAACAGATCCATCTATTATAAACCCAACACCCCCTACTGCACCTCTATACGACTCTGTTTCTAACGAGACAAAAATTTACATACCCACTTACTTTGATACTACAGAGGATATCACTTTTGTAGTAGGCATACAAAAGACTGGCAGCTCTGGGATTGAATCTGGTTATACTGGGCTCGTAGATGCTCAAGTAGATGGTGGTGGTAGTTATTTTATTCTACCTGGAGATGTATCCAATAACTATATCTACTTAGGATATCAGTATAACATGGAACTCACTCTTCCTCGTTACTACTATTCAATGGGTGAAGTAGGCGCTGACTTTACTGCAGTAACTACTACATCTAGTATGGCCTTCTACACAGGGTTGGGTGGTGATATTTACTTTAACATCCTAGATCGCAGTAGACCTACTTGGAGAAGTATTGATGGTGCTAGGGTTGCTGATTTCTATATTGCTGATACTTCACCATTTAGGGACTCATTTGTTTATAGGGTACCTATTTATCAAAGGCCAGATAACTACACAATGAAAGTTACTTCAAATACACCATTCCCTGTTAGTCTGGTAGCTATGCAATGGGAAGGACAATACTCACCTGGATTCTTTAGGAGGACTTAAGTATGGCTTTTTGGGGACCATTCCTTGCTTCAACTGTAACATCAGTCATAGGTGGCATAGCTGGTCAGTCTAAAGCTGATGCTGCCAATGCAGCACAAAGGGCAACAGATAAGCAGAACTTGCTTAACTGGAAATACGGTAAGAAGAGCACTAAGCTTGATTACCGCCACAACAAAAAACAGTGGCGGATGAATCAACGTAACGATGAAACTGTTGCTGCGTGGAGAGATGAAACCAATCTACTAGATTGGAACTACAACCTAAAGATTCAAGACTTTGAGTATGCCTCTCAGATGAGGCAATACAATAAGTCAAACCAAATTGCTGATCAACAGCTTACCTTCAATGCGATGGCACAGAGGGTAGCTAATGAAGCAGAATTTCGTAAACTAGAGGATTCAACAAAAGAGATTGCATTCCAGAACCAAGACCTTATTATTAAAGCTGTGCAATCCGAAGGGGCTGCTGCTGTTAAAGGTCAACAAGGACGGAGTGCTGAGAAGGCAGGACAAGCTGAACTTGCATCTTTGGGTCGTAACCAAGCTATCCTTGCTGAATCTTTGTTGAGTGCTAGAGCAGATACACAAGCTGCTATGCGTAAGATTGCTACTGATAAGTTTGGTGCTGATCTTGCTGCTAATGCTTCACGTATGTTGAAGCCAGAACGTCTACCCACTCCGCCCAAACCGCTTCGTACACCACGTACTGAGTTCCTTAAACCACGCAGACCAACCAAGTATGACTTCGGTCCTAGGCCAATTAAAGGTGCTACGGTATCTTCTACTGGTGCCTGGATGGATGCAGTTGGTGGTGTACTTGGTGCAGCTGCTGGTGGTATTGGACAACAGTGGTAACATAAATACATAACTAAAAATGGATCA